ATTAAAAGTATAGTATTTACAACATGGCTTCTCCTGTTATTCAGTTTAAGAGAGGTGCTTTCGGTAGTTTGCCAGCCCTGAAAGCAGGGGAACCTGCGTTCACGAATGACAAATATGATTTTTACATTGGATTAGATAATAACTCTTCAAACAACAAGTTTTTCGGTTCTCATCGATATTGGTTGAAAGAAACCGCCACTGCTGGATCAGGAGTGAATTTAGTCGAGGGTACCAATAATGGTGTCCATGCTTTCACATTGAAAGCAGCTGCTTCGATGGCAGCATCTTATAATGTTACCTTCCCTGCTGCACAAGGTGCTAACTCAGCAATATTACAAAATAATGGTTCTGGTGTATTAAGTTGGACTGCTGCACCAACCTTCACAGGTGCAATTACAACACAAGATACTACAGAGTCATCTTCTAGTACTACTGGTGCTTTAATAGTTGCTGGTGGTGTTGGTATAGCAAAGAGTGTCCATGTTGGAGGAGCAACTTCAATCACTGGAAACTTATTTGTTGCTGGACAATCAGAATTTATAGGTATTGCCACATTCCGTGGTGGTACAGTTAGACTTGGAGATTCAGATACTGACGACGTTGTAGTTGGTGGTGAGTTTGCATCTAATTTAGTTCCTACTACTAGTGTTGCATATGATTTAGGTACTAGTGCTAAGAAGTGGAGAGATTTACATGCTGCTAACTTAAATGTTGGTATTATAACTGCATCAACATTTGGTGGATTTACACATCTTGTAGGTGCTGCAACAACTGCAGTTACGACATTTGTAGCAAAAGTTGTTACTAAGACTGCTGCACATAGGTATCATCAGCAGGGTAGTAGTAGTGGTTATACAATTGATGGAATAGAATCTCCTTTCCTAACTTTACTTCCAGGTGTAACATATAAGTTTGATCAAGCACATGCTTCAAACGCTACACATCCAATTCGTTTTTATCTGGATGCTGCTAAGAGTCATGCATATACAACTGGTGTAACAGCATCTGGTACTCCAGGTAACGCTGGTGCATATACACAGATTGTAGTTAGTGACGAAACTCCTAATACATTACATTATCAGTGTTCTGCACACTCATTAATGGGTAATGCAGTAACTACTGGTTCTAATGCAGTTAATACACCACATAATGCCGTCTTCAAAGGAGACGTAGATTTAGGTGATGCTACTGGAGATACTATTACTGCTACTGGTAGATTTGATAGTGATTTAGTTCCTTCTACAGATGGTGCCAGAGATTTAGGTGCTTCTGGATTAGAATGGAAAGATTTGTATGTTGATGGTACAGCAAATATTGACGCATTAGTTGCTGATACTGCAATTGTTTCAGACTTAACTGACAATAGAGTTGTTATTGCTGGTACTAATGGAGAACTAGAGGATAGTGGTAATCTAACCTTTGATGGTTCTACACTTGCCGTAACTGGTGCTCTTACAGTTTCAACTAACGCAACCATAACTGGCAATCTAACAGTTCTGGGTACACAATCAATCTTAAACACAGAAACGTTAAAGGTTGAAGATAGTCTTATTGAAGTTGGACTTGTTAATAGTGGTGGTTCACTGGTAGCACCAAGTTCAGATGCCAACATTGACGTTGGTATTGTAATGCATTATTATAGTGGTTCTGCTAAGAAGGCTGCTGTATATTGGGATGATTCTGTTGCTAGAGTTGTTGTTGGTTCAGATGTTTCTGAATCCACCAGTGTTCTGACTGCTGCTGCATATGCTGCATTGGAAGTTGGTTCATTATGGATTAAGGATTCTGTTGGACAAACAGAGACTATTGGAGTCAGTGGAGGACAAAGAATTCTTCATAATATCACCGTAGATGGTGGGTCGTTCTAACGGTTAAAAAATAACTTATAAATATAGGTGGGAGGAATCCCACCTTTTTTATTATATGAAACTATGAATGAAACTGATTATAAAAATTTGATAATAACATATCAACAAAAGTCCTTTGATTTATTCTCACAAGTAGTTGCCCTAGAAGCAAAACAAGCTACATTAAATCAATTAGTTAAGGAATTAACAGAGAAAGTTGAAGATTTAACTAAAAAATTGGAGAGAAAGAATAGAGGAACTAAAAAGCAAATAGCAGCGAACATTGATTCTCAACAATTCTAATGGCAAAACCAGCAACACGACAAGAACTTATAGACTATTGTAAAAGGAAATTGGGTGCTCCAGTTTTGGAGATTAACGTAGATGATGATCAGATAGATGATTTAGTTGATGATGCTTTTCAGTACTTTAATGAAAGGCATATGGATGGTGTTGAGAAAATGTATTTAAAATATAAAATAAGTCAGAACGATATTGATAGAGGAAAAGCATCTGGGACAACTCAAGGTACATCAACTTCACTTACTAGAACTAGTAAAGCTGATAGTACTACGGGTGAAACTCATTATTTTTATGAGAATAAGAACTTTATACCCGTTCCAGATTCAGTAATAGGTATTAATGGGGTATTTAAATTTGATACTAGTTCAATCTCTGGTGGGATGTTTAGTATTAAATATCAGTTATTTTTAAATGATTTGTATTATTTCAATTCAGTTGAACTATTACAATATGCAATGACAAAGACATATTTGGAGGATATTGATTTCCTTCTTACAACAGATAAGAAAATAAGATTTAATCAGAGACAAGATAGATTATATTTGGATATTGATTGGGGTGCTCAACAGGTAGATGATTTTCTTGTTATTGATTGTTATAGAGCATTGGATCCAACTGATTTTGCTGGTGTGTATAACGATACTTTCGTCAAGAAATATACTACAGCTCTTATCAAGAAACAATGGGGGCAGAATCTTATTAAGTTTAAAGGAACTAAACTTCCTGGTGGCATTGAACTTAATGGACGTGAAATTTATGATGATGCTGTAAAAGAATTGGAAGATATTAAATCAACAATGTCCAATGAATATGAACTTCCACCATTAGATATGATTGGATAATGGCACTAAATCCCTTTTTCTTACAAGGTTCTCCTGGAGAACAGAATTTGATGCAACAGCTCATTGATGAGCAGTTGAAAATTTATGGTGTTGAAATAACATACATTCCAAGAAAAATTGTAAACAGAAGTACTGTTTTTGAAGAACTTGAGAGATCTAAGTTTGATGATAATTTCTTATTGGAAGCATATGTAGAAACTTGGGATGGATATGGTGGACAAGGTGATATCATGACAAAATTTGGTATGACTTTAAAGGATGAATTGACAATAAGCATTTCAAGAGAAAGGTTTGAAGATTTTATTTCTCCATTTATGGAATCTATGCCTGATGATGAAATAATAATAGATACTCGTCCCAGAGAAGGTGATTTAGTATTTTTCCCATTAGGTAATAGATTATTTGAAGTTAAATTTGTAGAACATGAAGATCCTTTCTACCAGTTAGGTAAGAATTATGTTTATAAACTTCAATGTGAACTCTTCGAATACGAGGATGAGGTTATTGATACTGGTGTTGAAGAAATTGACACTAAGGTTGAAGATTTAGGACATATTACTGATTTACTAATGGTTAAATCAGTTTCAACTGCAACTGCTACCGCAACTATTGGAACTGGTGGAATTAAGAAAATATTCTTAGATCATGATGGTTCTGGATATACTAGTGTTCCAACTATAAGTATTGCTGCACCACCTGCTGGTGGAACACAAGCTACTGCTGTTGGAGTTCTTACAACTAGGAATAATATTACTTCACTTGAGTACATATATCTAACACATGCTGGTGTTGGATATGGAAATACTGCACCTATTATAACAATTAGTGGTGGTGGAGGAACAGGTGCTGCTGCTACATGCTCATTAGTTCCTGCAGGTAAGAAAGGTTTACAGGTTATTACTATAACAAATCATGGTGTTGGATATTCAACTACCCCAACTGTTGCTATAAGTCTTCCATCATTATCCCCACAATTACCAGCGACTGCTCATGCTGTTGTTGGTAGTGCATCCACTAACCCAATATCAAATGTATACATTCTTGATGCTGGAGCAGGATTCTTCTCACCACCAACAATTACAATTGGTGCTGGTGCTACAGTCGGAGTTGGAACATATTGGTTCAACGAAGAAATAGAGGGTAGTCTATCTAATGTTGTTGCTAGAGTTAAGAATTGGGATCAAGATACTGGTATTCTTCAAGTTGGTATTCAAACTGGAACATTCTCATACGGAGAGAGAATTACTGGTAAGAAATCTAATGCTAGTTATGAACTTTCAGCACCTGGTACTGCAAGCACTACTACAGATAAATATTCGCAGAATGAAGATATTGAGTTTGACGCAGATTCATTCTTAGACTTCTCCGAATCAAATCCATTTGGTACATTCTAATGTTAGGAACCTATTATTATCATCAAATTATAAGAAAAACCATCATTGGTTTTGGTACTCTGTTTAATAGCATTTATGTTAAGCATACAGAGCAAGATGGAACAGCAGCACAAGAAATGAAGGTACCATTGGCATATGGACCATCTCAGAAGTTCTTAGCAAGATTGGAACAACAACCAGATTTAAACAAAATGGTTGCTATAACATTACCAAGAATGTCATTTGAGATGACTGATATTGCATATGATGCAACAAGAAAGTCTGGTATAACTCAAACATTTAAAGCAGTTGATAGTAGAGATAGTAAATTAAAGAAAGTTTTTATGCCTGTCCCTTACAATTTGGGATTTGAACTTAGTATTATGTGTAAGTTAAATGATGATGCATTACAGATTGTAGAACAGATACTTCCTTATTTCCAACCATCATTTAATTTGACGGTTGATTTAGTGCAATCAATTGGAGAAAAAAGAGATATTCCTATTGTTTTAAGTAATATTTCTTTCCAAGATGATTATGAAGGAGACTATGCTACAAGAAGAGCATTAATATATACTTTAAGATTTGATGCAAAAACTTATCTCTTTGGACCTGTTGCGGAATCTTCAGAAGGACTTATCAAAAAAGTTATTGTGGATACTGCTATGGATACCAATACGGCACAAGCACCAAGAGAGATGAGATATACTGTTGAACCAGATCCAATCACTGCTAGTCCTGGTGACGACTTTGGATTTAGTGAGACGACATCATTCTTTAGTGACGCTCAAGAATATAGTCCTACAAGACAGGAGGATATGTAAAAGTAATGTCTAGTTATGATCCTATTGATGAAGCACTCAATATTGAGAGTAATATTGAGGTGTCTAAAGATATCAAACCAGTAAAGAGTGCTAGTGATGATATAGAAAAAGACTATGATTATACCCGTGCCAACTTATATTCACTTATCGAAAAAGGACAAGAATCTCT